TCACTTAAAAGATGCTTGGGGCATCTGTGGGGCATTGCTCTTAAAGTTTGCGTTTAAAATGCTCAGTTGATCCTGGTTATTGTCGCTCATCCACTTGCCATACACTGTGTAAAGCATCTGTGCTGACGAGTGGCCCATTTGCGCCGCGATGAAGTTTGGATTCACTCCGGCGCTCAATGCCCAGCATGCGTATGTGTGTCTCGACTCATACGCCTTGCGATGTCGTATCCCCGCTCGTTTTAAAATGAAGTTCCAGGTAGAACCGAATGATCCTGGCCCATACCAATCTCCTCCCTTACCATTCCTCGCCGTCAGTCTTGGCACAAACACAAAAGTGCATTCATCAACACGGGTTCTTCCAAACTCGCGTAGATGGACACTAACCTTGTGCTGTTTTCCAATCCTGGTGTATTCCATTTGGCTTTTGAGTGCTTGTATCGCTGCATCAGTAAGGTTTATGGTCCTAATGCTGCTGTCGGTTTTTGGCGGAGTGAAATGGCCTTTCATCGCGATGTTCCGTCTTATTGTGATTGTCCAATTCTTTGTGTCGATATCCTCCCATGCAAGCGCGCTAATCTCGCCATGCCTCATCCCCGTATTAACGGCGAGTACCCACAAATTTCTTATCTGCTCAGAAGGAACAGCGTCAAGCAGCCTACGGTACTCATCGCGGGTAAGTGGGTCCGGCTCTGACTTGCTTTTGCGAAGCGGTTCAACCCCAGCAAATGGAGACTTTTCAACATAACCGTTTCTGGTTGCAAACTCGAAGAGGCCGGAAAGACATGCCATATAAACGTTTACCGTCCTCACCGTACGACCCTTCTTCGCACATCGCGTTTTCTGGTATTTTCCGCAGATTTGATAACCAGTTAGCAATTCCTTCCTTGTCTTTAAAATGTCTTCGTGTGTTATTGCTGAAATAAGTCGCTCGGGCCCCAATATCTCAGTAGCAACCTTGATATTTGAGGTATAGCGACTGATAGCATTTAAGCTGATTTCCATGCGTTTCAGCTCCAGCCACCGCGTGGCAACCTCTCCAAGAGTGATGCCAGTAGTGACAAAACCAAATTTAGCTAGGTTGGTTGACTGTGGGAACTGCGCTGCGTAGTTAAAGGTGCCAGTCTTTATTGCATAGCAAACCGAGGAGCGAAGCTCCCCGGCTAGCTTTCTGTTCTTTGCTGTGTCAGGGACTCCGAGGTTTTCTCTTACCCTTCTTCCTCGATAGATGAACCACAAACGCAGAGAGCCTCCATGGCTCTCTACTCCGGTTGGATAGGTTGACATAACGACTCCTCGTTAGTTGATAGGGAGAGGCATTTAAGCAGAAATTCTGCGGCGTTTCGCGGGGCTTTGTCTTTCCACCCAATTATCAACCTCGATTCGGTTGTACATGATTGTGCTGTTCGGTGCCGGATTCATGTCTGCTGACACGTGCCGATATTCGCGGCCATCCATCCAAGAAGATCGCCTGGCATGCTGGATCATGTGTGTTGTCATACCGGTAAGCGTTATCAATACGTCTTCAGAAACCCACTTGTTGGGCGTAAGGTTTATCACTTCGCTCATGATTATGCCTACACTAAGCTATTGAATGGTGATATTGGTAGGGGTGTTATATTCGTGAGATGACTGCTCGGCGATCAACTTCACGCCTGGCTTAACGATCTGCTCGAGAATAGCCATCTTACCGGCATACTCTTCATCATCAGCTGCACCGAGATAGATGGTGATCATGCGGCCATCAAAGATGAGTAGCGCGCTTTGTTTTGTTCTCATGCGACACCTCGTTGCCTGTCTGCTTTTATCCGGCGCTCGTAGTCTTCAGCACAGCTGTCGCCGAGACAGAAATTACCTTTGTTGATGGTTTCACCGCACCAATAACAGCGTCCAGTAAACACCATTGAAGGCTTAGGCCGGTTGGATAAGGCGGAGAGGATAATCAGCTCTTCTTGCTCTTGTGCGTTGTCGATGATGTCAGCCATGTTTAACTCCTAATCCTAAAATGTTCTCGACATCATCAGCGCCACAGCCGGATGCCATGATTGCTTGTCCTTCATGCAAGAATACTCGAACAGGAGCAGGCATAACGCCTGTTCGCTCCCACAGTGCTTGATGAAGTTTCTGCTGCAATGCATCCGTGCTAACGCGCCCGTCAGTGAAATAGGCGCGGGGAATCCTGACGCTGATAGTGTCCATAGTTGTTACTCCGCTTGGAGATAGGGCAACAAAAAACCCGCCGTAGCGGGTTCATGTCAGTTGGTTAGATTTACTTCTTGCCGTTAGCCTCTGCCATCTGCTGATAGCGCGGGTCATTCGGACCTGGGAATTTGTGGCTCTGGCCACGGTAATGCTGAAGTCGTTCCTGGAAGTATTCACGCAGATGCGCTGGCTGCTCTTCTTCAACTTGCGCAGGCACAATCGGCATATTCATGCGCTCTTTGTAAGCTACGCCTGAAGCAGCCAAATCTACGTTAACTTTCTCGCGCTCTACCGGTGATTTATCCGCTATGTTGTATGACATTGCCCAATCCTATATCAGCTCAAAGTCATCATCGAACGTTGCAAAGTTTAGCTCTGCAGCGCGCATCTCGAGGATAAATTTGATGCCGTCATGTAGTGAAGTGGGCCGATCATACTCCAGAACGAAGCGATCGTGATAGGTGCGTCCTAGCCAGTACCCGCCGCCGTACTCTTTCAAGCGCTGGAAGAACACCCACCCACCTTCTTTGGGATACTCCAGCGTCTCGCCGCGGTAAACGACCTGATAGCCGATGTCGTTTTTCGTTGTCATAACTCACACCATAAAAATACTGTTCATGTATACAGTATAATTATGGTTGTCTGCGAGTCAATTCCCACCCTCCGGCGCTGCAGGTAATGGCATCCAGTGGGTAATGCCGTCACCCACCCTGAACTCCTCTTCTGCATCAACGAAATCCCAGCCCCCATTTTCGTAACGCTTGAAAATATATCCACCATAAACGCCACCGATGTTATTAAGCGTAATGATGTTTTCGCCATTTTGCGGAAGAGCGTCAGTGCAATCTATCCATCGCCCGGGAAACTTGTAACATTCACCCTCTGACACTGCTGGAAACGATTTGCGCAAAGCTTCAGCTACGTTTTTCTGCAACAATGCCTCTGCCATCCATCCTTCTGCAGTTCGACCATTTACCACTGCTGGCGCAGGAGGGGCGGTGTAGAGAGGTATGCTATGGTCAACCAATGGGTTAGCACTTATTGGCGCAAAGCCCCTACGCTCAAGAATGGCCGCGGTTTCTTTGCTGTAATACCCGAATGGTTTGTCATCCGGCCGTGCCACCCGGTTAGCCGCTCGCAACATGTCGATCAGCTTGCGGATTGTTGCGCCTGTGCCGCCAACATCATCCAGTTTGCAGAGCAATTCAAAGCCGGTATCCTGATCATCGCCAACAGCCTCTACATGCACCGCGGCTTCATAAATGTCCTGTATCTGCTCAGTCGTTAGTGTCAT